TATTCAATATTCACTCATAATTATAGGATATGGCCTAGTCATAATGTTATTCTGCTGATTCAGTAACTGGATTGGTTAATGGATTTACAACTACAGTAGCAGCAGATAAATTGCTTGCTAGTATAGGACCAGGTAAAGCTTACGTTAAAGGGTATGAGATTGTTAATAAAGAAACAAAGTATCTAACACTTGGTAAAGCAAGAGAGACTCTTGATAGATCTGATATTCGTTTAAAAACTGCTGGACTTCCAACATATAAGGTTAATAATGTTTATGGAACTGTTCCTCTTAATACAGAAGGTTCTCAGTTAACTGCTTATCCTAATATATTTTTATGTGCTAATTTTAATGATGGATCAATTGGATTAAACAATACTGAAGCAACTACTGCTGCGAAACAAACATTGAGTCGTAGAGGTAGTTATTTTGATATTGATGCAGGGATTAGAACAGTATATGTAAAACTTGATAGTGCTGTATTGATTGATAGTATTGGTGGTTCAGCTACAACTGATAATGATTCAAGATTAGCAGCATTAGAAACACTTTATTTTATTACTAGTAGAACTACTTCCAATACTCCACAAACAGTTTCTTCTGTTAAAACAATTGCGTTTTCAATAGTAAGTAGAGTTGAAGTTGATTCAAATACATCAAATACCTTTCTTGAACTTACATTAACTGGTAAAAAGAATGATCTAGATCAATTCTTCTTTGAGTATGATACTGGTGCAGTTGGTAAAGAATACGAAAGAAGGTTATTCCATGGTCCTTCTGCTGAGAGTAATGCTACTAATGATACAGGACACTTAGGACATATTGTTGATTACAATGAAACAATTACTCCTGTTATTGGAATGGCAAAACCAAGTAATGTTACTTTGGTTGAAAAAGGTTCTGGATTTAATCCAGATGTGGATGTTGTCGTTTCTAAAGGCCGTCAGGATAATGGAGATGCTGTCTATAATAGTACATTTGGACTATCTTATTTTGATCCTCAATTCTTTACTAAGATTTTATTAGATGAACCTCTTCCAGCATCAACAGTTGAAAATCCTAAATTTGATCATGGAACATATGTTTATGGTCTTCAAAGTGGTGCATATGGTGTTATAGAGGGTGCTTCTGGTAAAGCATTTAGTGGAGTAAAGACTTTAATGATTAAAACTCTATTTGGAACATTTAAATCAGGTGAACCAATTAGAGATGAAGCAAACAATACAGTTAGAATTGCTAAGGATAATACAATTTCTCACTTTATTGTTAATAAAAGAGGTCTTGGTTATATAGATGGAACAAAACTTAGAATTGATGGTGTTGATTTTGATGCTTCTAAAGTTTCTCTAAATGTTATTGGAACCAAAATTATTAATGCTTCTGTATCAAACAGAAACCTTGTTAATACAGAGTATTCTAAACCACCTATCGTTAATGTTATTCAAGGTTCTGGTGGTGCTGCAATAACTGATCCTTCTATTATCACACCAGTTCTCGTAACTAATTCTGTAGTTACCTATACTCCTCAAAATGTTAAATCATTCTTCTGTGAGTTTGGTTCTGGTAATGTAAATAAATATACTGCTGATATTGAAGTTAATAGGGAAAAATATTCAGAAACTAAGGCAGTAACTGACTTCACATTTAGTGGTGGTCTTGGTAAAAAGTTTATTGAGTGTAATGGATTTGGTGGAGATAGTACAAAGGTACTACAACAAGGAGATTTGATACAGTTTAGTGACACAAATGATACAACTCTTCGTGCAATTGTTCAGCAGGCTACAAAACCATCTGGTGTATTGAAGTCTAGAATTTATTTGGATAGATCTCTTCCAGCAGCTGTAAGTAATAGTAGTGTTGTTAGAGTACGTCCTGCTATTGATAACTTCAATCAAGGAACTCTTCTTTATAAGACAGGAACTAATCAAGTTAGTTCACTTGTTGCAAGTAGTGATGATTCTAAAATTTCATATTATCTTAGAAGAGATTTTGTAAGTACTGGTTCTGCAAGTGGTGGAAAAATTACATTTGCTGCTCAGTTAGATTTTGGAACACAGAGATTTGTTTCATTTACTGAGGGTAATTTCCTTATTACAATTCTTGATCCAGGATCTGCTCCAAATGTTGTTAAAGGTGATGTTGTTTATATTACATCTGATCAAGTAAGTATTGCATCTTCTGTTGATTCTGCTAGTGGTTTGACTTCTGGTAGTGTTACTTTAAACCTTCCTGATACGTACTTTGGTACTATGCCAAGTAATCCTACGTATCCAACATTAAAATTAACTGCTACTTTAGAAGTTACTAAGGCAAAACCAAGACTTAAGACATCAGTTACTAATAAGAGGATTGTTGTTGATTCTGTTAATGATAGTGTTATTCCTTTCCGTGGTAAAGATTATGACACTACCACAACAGCAGTATACAGTTATGCTGATGCGTATAAACTAAGATATGTTTATATGGGTACTACAGCAGATACCCCTACTGTAGATAAAACAGGTACTCTTGTTAGCGGTACTGATGTTACTGATAGATTTACATTTGATGATGGTCAGAGAGATACAGTATATGATACTTCTAGAATTGTATTAAAGCCTGGTGCTGAAGCACCTTCTGGTAAATTAGTCATTGCTTTTGATTATTTTGAGCATACTGCTGGTGATTTTATAACAGTTGATTCATATTTACATGAAGCTGGTATTAGTGGTGATGAAATTCCTTCTTATAATTCACCTGCTTTGGGTAATGTATCATTAAAAGATGTTCTTGACTTCAGGCCTAAGGTAGATAATAATTCTATTATATCTGGATTTGATAATAATTCTCTTTTAGGAGGAGCAAATACAAGATCGTTTACAGGTAGTGGTGGTATTGTTTCAAGTACTCCTGCTCCTGATGCTGGATTGGAATATACATTCTCATTTACACAAAAACAATATCTTGATAGAATTGATGGTGTATTTTTGAATAAGAAGGGATCCTTTATTATTAAGGAAGGTAATTCATCACTCAATCCATCTAAACCAGATCCAGTTAGTGATGCTATTGCATTAGCATATCTTTATATTCCTGCATATACTCAGTCAAATAAAGATGTAAGAATTTCTCCTGTTGATAACAAGCGTTACACAATGCGTGATATTGGTAAGTTGGAGAAGCGTATTGAGAGGTTAGAGTACTACACTACACTTAGTGTACTTGAACAACAAGCACTCAATATGGAAGTTCTTGATAGTACTGGTGGTAATCGTTATAAGAGTGGGTTTATTGTTGATAATTTTGAAGCACATAAAATTGGATCATTAAGATCAACTGATTATAGATGTGCTATTGATACACAACAATCTGTTATGAGACCAGAATCTAAAGAAGATTCATTTAAATTAGAAGAAGTTTACACAAGAGATGATCAAAGAACTACTGCTGGTTATAAGAGAATTGGTGATCGTGTAACTCTTCCATATACAGAATTAAATTTAGTTGGCAATTCATTTGCCACTAAGACAATCAATCCCAATCCATTTGTTGTTCTACAATATGTTGGTGATTCCTTTATTGGTCCTAGTGTAGATTCTTGGTATGATACTTCTATTGAACCATTAGTTACTGATAACAATACAAACCTTTATTCTATATTCTTAGCTAAGAATAATGTTAGGGAGTCTCTTTCAAGTCTTTATAGTTCTTATAAGGTTAATTGGATAGGAGCAAATAGATCATTCTTTAATATTGGATCATTTGCTGATACTAATACAAATTTAGCGGATTCTAGTGTTACTAGTGCATCTGTAGCGAGTTCTTCAAATATCAGTCCTCAAAATAATGAGATAGGAAAGGGGATTAATACTAAAGGTGTTGGTTCTAATGTTGTTTCTACTTCTCTATCATTCTTTGCAAGAAGTATTCCTGTTAAGTATGTAATAAATCGTCTTAAGCCTAATACTAAGGTTTATGCCTTCATGGAAGGACAGGATATTTCTCGTTGGGTATGTCCTGATACAAGATATACAGGTATTGCTGGTAATTCTTTATCTGCATTTAATGGACCAATTACTACAGATAATAATGGTAATGCTAGTGGTATTATTTTAGTTCCTGCTGGATTACCACCAAGAGAGAATACATCATGGACAGGTAATGTAGATACTGTTCTTTATGATGATGCAGCAAGTGAAGTTAGATTCACTACTGGTGCTAAGACAATAAGATTTACATCAAGTTCCACTGATGCTAATAAAGATTCGGCAGAAACATATGCTGAGGTTAAGTATTATGCTACTGGATTAATACCAGAAAATCCTTCATCTATTATTTCTACTTCTCCAGCATTCTTTAAATCTAATGAAGGAACACAGTTAACAGCAAGTAATACTTCTAATCCAATTAGACCAAATCCACTTGCTCAAACATTTAAAGTTGAAAACTTTGATGGTGGAGTATTCACAACAGGTATTGATTTATTCTTTAATAAAAAGAGTAGTGATATTCCAATTAGAGTTTATCTAACAGATGTAGATAATAGTAAGCCTGGTAAGAATATTATTCCAGGTACACAAAAGGTTCTTACACCTGATACTTATTTAAGAGTTGTTGCTAGTGATACTATTAATGTAACTAAAACTGAGAAAGTAACTGGTTTAACATCTAATGCTTCTGGTCCTATTTCTAAAGTATTTGATAAGAATAATATTGAATTAACTGCTACATCTGCTGGTGTTTATACATTATTAAATGATCAAGTATATACATTAGTTCTTGATAATCATACTGGGGTATCATTCCAACAAGATGAAGTATTAAGTATACCTTCTTTAATACTCGCTAATAATACTAACAATACAACCAATACTCTTAAGATAGCAAAAGATTCTGGTAGAGTAACTGGTATGAAAGTAAGTAATACTGGTTCTTCATATGATTCTGCTATTGTAACTATTGAAAGTCCTCAACTTCCAGGTGGAGGTACTGCGACTGCAATTGTAAGAGTTTCTGGTGGTAAGGTATATCATTCAGAGTTAGTTCTTTCTGGTTCGGAATATACAGAACCACCTGCTGTTGTTATTGCAGGTACTGGTACTGGTAATGCTGGAGCAAATATTGAATCAATAGTTACTATTGATACTCCATCAGTTAGGATGGGTGTTGCTATTGATGATTCAACAACTACTGTTGTTAACTCTACAACTCCAACTAAATTTATATTTGATTATCCTGTATATTTGCAAAATGATACTGAATATGCAGTTGTTCTTGAGACAGATTCTATTGATTATCTTGTATGGGCATCTAAGTTGGGTGAGACAGAGATTGCCACTAGTACAACTGTCACAACACAACCTGCTTTAGGTTCTCTCTTTAAGTCTCAGAATACTAATGCTTGGACAGAGGATCTATTTGAAGATCTTAAGTTTAAATTATATCGTGCTAATTTTGATATTTCAAGAACAGCATCATTACTTCTTACAAATGAAGAATTGGGATATGAGAAATTAGATTTAAATCCAATAGAGACAAATGCATCATCAAACACTGGTGCTACATCAGGTCTCTTTAAGAATAATAACTTTAAGGTTAAGATAACTCATTCTGATAACGGATTTAGTAATAATGGAGAATCTTATGTATTCTTTAAAGGAGCATCTGATGTTGGTGGAATAACAGCCTCTAGATTAAATAGTGATTTGTATCAGGTAACAAATACTGGTGTTGATAATTATACTATTACTACATCAAATAGAGCAGCTGCAAATTCATTTGGTGGTGGTACAAATGTACTAGCATCATATAATAGGAAATATGAAAAGGTTCATGCTATTGTTCCTAATCTTACATTTAGTCAAACAAAAGTTGATACTAAAGTTAAGACAACAAATGTTGCACCTGTAGATGATAATGTTGGTACGTTTACTTCATACAGTCAGTCGGAATATGAGAAGACATTTTTGAATGAAGATTTCTTCTTTGTTAATCAGAAGATAATTTCATCACGAATTAATGAATCTATTAATAATATTGATAGATCATTAACATATAAACTTGATCTTTCAAGTACTGTTTCTCATCTTTCACCATTAATTGATATTTCTAGAGCATCACTTAAAACTATTTCAAATAGGGTTGAATATGCTAATGGTCATGAAGATAGATTTGGACTTAGAAATCAAATTCTTGAGTTCTATCCTGTATATAAATTTACAATAACAAATACAGTTTCTGGAACTAATGTTACAACTGATACTACGAAACTTTCAGGATTGCAAGTTATTACTGGTATGACCAGCAATGCTTCTGGAACTATTGTTAAAATTGATGGTTCTGAATTGTGGGTAAATCTTAAAACAACAAATACATTTACTCCAGGTGAAGGCCTTAAGTTTGGTACTCAAACTGCTTTGAATCCAGATACAGCAACTCCTACTACACCTAAAGTTACAGTTGCTTATCAAGATGTAACAGAAGAAATTCCTAGTCTACCTAATACAACTGCTGTATCTAAAATAATTGCTAGAAGTCCATCTGGATTTGCTAATTTATATACAGATAAGGTTGATGGTAATATTGTACTTTGGGATAGTAAGGAAGGAAAACTTACAGTTACTAATGATAAGCAACCAATTAGTAATGATTATACTAGTAAGGAAGGTAGTACAACTGCACTTTCAAGAAATGATAATCCAGATTTACAAGCAACTGATATATTCCGTGTAGATGATGTTATTTCATATACAGGACAGGCATCAGGAACAGAAGGATTTGTTCAAGTATCTAAAGTTACTTATACTAATGGTGTAGATTATGTTTCTGATACCAAATCTAAAGATAGTTCTTCCATTGCTAAGTATGTAACTAAAGAAGTTGCTATTGAAAATCCAGCAACAGGAATCAATGTCAAGATCACTGCTAATACCAGTGATATTGGCAACATAGGACTCCTATATAGAATAAAGAAATCTTCATCTCAGGAGAATTTTGAGGATATTGAATGGGTAATGTTCAATGGAACAGGATTACCAGATACAGATACAATTGCTACCTCAGAGAACTCTATCAGTGGCATCACTGAGAAGCAATCATCTTATCAAGAGTTGAGTTATAGTGTTGAAGATCTTCCTGAGTTTTCATCATTCGCTGTGAAAGTTATTATGAAGTCCCGTAACCCTGCTTACGTACCTAAAATACAAGATTTAAGAGCAGTAGCATCATACTAATTAGAGGATCAATACAATGCCACAAAGAAATGTAGCAACCAATTTTACGTTTGAACAGCAAAGAGCTGAGATAAATCTCCTTGCTTCAGATTTTTGGACTCAAAAAGGAACAGTAGATGGTGCTTCTACTACTTATTTGAAGCATGATGGTTCTAACAACTTTACAGGTGCTACTCTAGCAGTCCCTAATGCCTTCACAATCAACTCTGACAGTGGTAATGGTACTGTTACGATATCTGGCAACTTAAATGTATCAGGGACTACTACAACGGTCAATACAACCAATCTAGAAGTTACTGATAAAAACATATTAATTTCTAAAGGAAGTACAACTGATGCTCAGGCTGATGGTGCTGGTATTACAATTGATTCTGGTACGGATATAACTTGGAACTTTGTTGATGCTAATGATGCATGGGTAAGTAGTATTGGTGTAGAATCAACTACTTTCTTAAAAGCAACTACTTTCTTAGAAGCAGCTCGTGGTCAATTTACAGGAGCAACTACTCCTACTGCTGGATCTGGTGTTGAGGTAAATGCACCTGATGCAAACACTGGTCAGATTATTGCATATAATAGAGGTACTGATGTTTATAACGAGCTTAGAGTTAAAGGTACTTCTGTTGGTGTTTATACAGGAAGTACAAATGCTCTAGTTGGTACTTTCAATAGTACTGGACTCACTATGGAGTCTGGTAAAAATATTACTTGTCCTGGTGATTTAGATGTTGATGGAACTTCATATTTTGGTGCTAATGGATCTATAACAACTGGTGCTAATTTTGTATTAAGTAGTAATAAATTTAGAATCACAGGATCTGACACTGTTGGGATAGAATGTCAGAGAGCTGGAAATGCTACTATCCAATGTACAGATACAACTAATAGTACAGATTTACAACTTAGAGCGAATTCTGATGGTGGTTTAGTTAGAACTGCAACAGAAAAACCACTTATTTTTGGAACTTATCAAAATGAAAGACTTCGCATTTCATCATCTGGTCGTGTCGCTATTGGTAACACAACTAACAACGCTAGTCCCACTGCTTTGCTTGCAGTAATAGCAGACGATGGTGAGGCTGCTAATCTGTATATTGCGAAATTTCATAATTTAGAGGCAACAACAGGAGAAAGTTTTGGTGTTAATATACAAGCAGGATCATCAGCTGATGATCATGGACTTAGAGTTAAGAACAAAGCTAACGATGCTACTCAATTTATTGTTCAAGGTGATGGTAATGTTGGTATAGGGAAGGATGATCCTAATTGGCCCCTTACAGTTCAGCGTTCTAGTGGAACAACTACTATAGGATGTAAAAATACTGGTGGAAATGCAAATGTTTATATAGAGGCATCAGATGGTAATACTGCGAAATTAGAACTAGTAGAAGCTGGAACAGGTAGTTATAGTCTTCAGGTTGGTAATGATAATGCGTTGATGTTCTTTGATGATGCAGAAGAAAGACTTCGCATCACATCTGGTGGTGATGTATCAATAAGTGGTGATGGAACTGTTCATGGTGTTTCTAAATTAACTATATTACCTGCGAATAGAACAGATGCATTTGCACCTGAAGATGGAGATACTTGGCACGATGTTGTTCTAAAACAAACTGGAGATGCTCAAACTAATGCAGTAGGTATTGCTTTTGAAATTTCAACATCTGGTTATCATAAGAATGCTGGAACTGGTATTGCAGCAGTTAAGAATGGAACTGCTGGTGATTATGGTACTGATTTAGTATTCATCACAAGAGGACAAAGTACACCATCAACAGAAAAACTTCGCATCACAAGTACTGCTGGTAATGTTCTTCCAGGTACAGATAATACACAAGATCTTGGATCAACTGCTAAGAGATGGGCAAACGTATACACTGGTGACCTTAATCTATGCAATGAAGGTTCTTGTAATGAAGTGGATGGAACTTCTGGCAGTTGGACTATGCAAGAAGGAGATTCTGATCTCTTCCTAATAAATAGGAAGAGTGGCAAAAAGTACAAGTTCAACTTGACGGAGGTATCATAATGGCATTACATGTCAACGGCACGAAGATGCTAGGTGCTCTAACTAGTGATCCAACTAGCAACAATACTGAGGGAGATCAATACTTCAATACTGTAGAGAATGCTTACAAAATATACAACGGTACTAAGTGGGTAGAGCTCTTTACTGACTATTATCCAACTGGTTCCACTACTTTAGGTTGAAATGGCACAAGAAACATTTAAGAGAACAAATACAAGTACTGCCAATAAAAAAGTATTTACATACTCCTTCTGGATGAAGGGAAATGATATATTAACTGGTAATCAGGCAAGACCCATTTATAATTATGATGGATCAACTCTTTTTCAGTTAATGATAGAAAGATCTACGGGTACAAATCCTGGTTTTTGGGTTTTATATGCTAATGGTACTAATATTAGGTGGGAAGGTCAAAGGGTTGATCCATCGGCCTGGTATAATGTTGTTCTTTCTGCCAATACTACAAGAACTCGTGATGTAGATAGAGTAGTTTTTTATATTGATGGTGTACGAATGAATGTTATTGGAGACCAAACGGGATCTCCAGGAACGCCAGGTTATCCTTCTTTAAATTTGGAACTGTATAGTGGTGTTAACTATATCAATGGTATAGCAGGAAATAGTAAATATCAATTAACTGATTTCTATTATGTGGACGGTCAAGCACTTGATGGAGATGTGTTTGGTTTTAATAAGGAAGGTAACGGATATTCTAGTGTTGGTTCTACATATTCTAAAGCAACTGATTTCCGTCCAGGCCAGTGGTCTCCACATTCACCAAGAAGAATTAAAACTGAGATTGAAAGGCGTGGTGGTTTTGGAGCCAATGGTTACTATCTTCCTATGAATGATAGTTCTAATCCTGGTGCTGACTTCCACTGTACTCCTAATAGTATTATCAAATTGAAAGGAGAGGATTTACCACAGCCACGTAATGGTGCTCCTACAACTTCTGATGTATATGTCAGTCAGTTAAGAGAAGAGAAAGGATCAGAAGATCTTCCTTTTGAGGGAGTTGTGAGATTTGGTGGTGATGGTACAAATTCTTCACTTAAATTTCCTGATCATTCTGATCTTGAATTAGGTGGTGGTCCTTTTACTGCTGAGTGTTGGGTATATCCACAGGATACATCTGGTAGTAATTATGGATGTATTATGTGTAAAGGATACGGTTTTCAAGTATATTGGAAATCTGATATTGAAGCTTTACAACTTTATGCTAGTAGTAATGGAAGCAGTTATAATATGATAAACGGGGTAACATCCCAGAACGGATCTGTACCTAAAGGAAAATGGTGTCACATTGCAGTGACGAGAAGTGGTAATACTTGGTATATGTTTACTAATGGTAAACAAACTTATGGTCCATTAAATGTTACAGGAACAGTTCATGATAATGGAAATCCTTGGGCATTGGGAGATTATGTTCCTCTTCCTGGTACTTATGAACTTAAGGGATTCATATCTGATTTCCGTTTGGTTCATGGAACAGCAGTTTATACAGCACCATTCGCACCACCAACAACAAGACTTACAAATATAACAAATACAAAACTTTTATGCTGTCAGTCATCTACTAATGTTACTGAAGCTGCTGTTGCTCCTACTACTGGTGGTACTGCTGGTGGAGCGAATACTTTTGCAACCAAAAATGAACTGACTGGTTCTATTTCTATTGCTGTTCCTGGTATTTCTACTGCGACTGGTGCAAATTTACTTACTAATGGAGGTTTTGATGATGATCTTAGTGGATGGACAACAGTTCAGGCAACAACATCATGGAAGAATGGTTTATTGAGAATAGTTCCTAATGCTGCTGTAAATGGTGGTGTTTATCAGAGCATCACTACTGTAGTCGGAAAGAGATATACAGTTTCTATGGAAGTCGTTGATGCTGATCCTATTTCTAATCCTCCTTCTCCCTACGTAAGACTACACGTAGGAACATCAACGGATATTAATAGTGCTGATAAGTATACTCACACTGCATCAAATTCTGTATCAAATGTTAGTATTGGAAAATGGACAACTAGCTTTACTGCAACAACCACAACAACTATTATTTGGTTGGAAGTTGGTGGAGGAGCTCAAACACAAGTTGACTTTGATAATGTTGTTTGCAAACAAGAAGACGCACCAAGAGATTACTCTGCTGATATCAGAGGTAGTGGAACTAATTTAACTCTTACACCATCTGGCAATCCAGGTGTGGGTTATGAACTTGATGGATATTATGGAAGTGCAATGAACTTCAATGCTACAAATATTGACGAAATCAATGTTGACGGAAGCACTTCCAATGAAGATTTGCAATTGAAAGGAGAAGATTTCACTATTGAAGCTTGGGTTTATCCTAGAGCATATAATTCAGGTAACATGGATTGGATTGGTAAAAATAGTGGACAAAGTGCTACTGCTGAATTTGAATATGGAATTTTATCTACTGGTGTCCCAACATTTTACCACGGTGATGGATCTGGTTATTCTAGCTCTGGAAATAATGGAGTAACTTTGCCAGCTAACACAATACCACTTGAGCAGTGGACCCACATTGCTACTGAAAGATATGGAAATAAGTGGACTGTTTATATAAATGGAGTAGTTAAAGGTGTAATACAAAATTTCTTGGGTGGTGGGTCTATTCCTAGTGGGTCTGCTAATTTATGTCTTGGCAACGATAGTGCAACAGCAACTAATGATTGGCACTGGGATGGTAGAATACAAGACTTACGTATCTACAAAGGTGTAGCGAAATACAAAGGTGGTTTTGATGTTTCCAAACCTTATAATCCAAGAGGTATTGAGAGTTGGAGAACAACTCCTGATACTCCTACGAATAACTTTGCTACTTTGAATCATCTTTCCTACATAACAACAGGAACATATGGAACTCACAAACCAGATTATTCTAATGGAAATCTAACGATCAGTAAGGCAGCAAATAATAATTGGGAAAGAAGTCATTGTTCATTTGGAGTTGGCGAAGGAAAATGGTATTATGAATTTATGGCAGTAGTTACACCAAAAGCAGCTGCCAACAATTCTCCTTCTGAAAACTGGTGTGTAGGTGTCAGGCAATCTGATAGTTCGTACTTCTATGGAGAGACAGATGGTTATGAAGATATTGGAGATCATGTATATTGGTCAGATGCAGGAACATACAAGATTGTAAGCAATCAAGATAGAAATGCTGGTGGTGTTGTTACATCAGGTATAACTGCAGCTACAGATGGAGATATTATTAACATTGCCTTTGAAAAAACTGCAACAACATTAAAAGTTTGGTTTGGAATAAATGGAACTTATTTCAACAGTGGAAATCCTGGAAGTGGTACTACTCCAGCAGTAGATGTTGCATCAACAGATAGATTCATAATTCCTAGTGCAGCAGCGTATTGTTATTCTTCTCAGAATGCAGCAGAATTTGCTTTAAATTTTGGTCAAGACCCAAGCTTCTCTGGTAGAACTACAGCAGGAACTAATACAGATAGTAATGGTAAGGGAATGTTCAAGTATCCAGTTCCAACTGGTTTCTTATCAATATGTGAGGATAACTTACCTACTCCTACTATTCCTGATCCTGGTAAGCACTTTAAAGCTCTTCTTTATCAAGGTAATACTGATCAAGTTAGACCCGTGGTTGGTGCTGGATTTGCTCCCGATTTTGTATGGCAAAAAGATAGAATAGCAGCTAATTGGCATCGTATTACTGATAGTGTTCGTGGAAATTATACCTTATATACTAATGCAACCACTGTAGAAGCATTAGCTGAATCAAATGGACACATTTGTTCCTTAGATAGTGATGGATTTACTGCAGATAGAGGATCAGGTCCAGGAGATGCTACTAATGGTTCTGGAAAGTATGTGGGATGGTGTTGGAAAGCAGGTGGTCCTACAGTAAAAAACACTAAAGGAAATATAGAGTCACAGGTGAGTGTTAATCAGACTGCTGGATTTAGTATTGTTTCTTATACTGGGAATGGTGGTGCTACTGGTACAACAGTTGGACATGGACTTGAAAAAGCACCCTCATTTATAATTGCAAAAAATAGAGACTCTACCTTCAATTGGCCAACATATCATATAGGAACATCAAATATAGGAAATTCTGCAGCTGATGTTGTTTATATGGACCTAACTGCTCCTGGTGGTTCTGATAATATTAGGGATGTAAATGATGACACTTTCGGACTTTTAGCATGGGGAGGTACTAATGAGAATGGGTCTAAATTTATTGCTTACTGTTGGCAAGAGATAGAAGGTTTCAGTAGGTTTGGTAGCTACCTTGGAAATGGAAATGGTGATGGTTCATTTGTGTATTGTGGATTTAAACCCGCTTGGGTATTGATAAAAAACATAGATGCTTCAGGTCAGTGGGTAATATGGGATTCATCAAGAAACCCTTATAATGAAATGCAAGATGGATTACGTCCAAACGTTAATGATGTAGAAACTGATGGTTTCCAATTTGATTTTTATTCTAATGGATTTAAAGCAAGAGATACTGAAACGTCTGTAAATACTAATGGTGAGAGATTTATATACGCTGCTTTTGCTGAGTCACCATTCAAAACAGCTAACGCTAAATAGATTCTATCCTAAATAGAATGGCCTTGATAAGTTATAATGACTATTGAAAAAAATAAAGAGGTAAAAGAAGAGAAGAAAGGTATATTTGCTAGAGCAAAAGATGCTATTCTTCCAGACCCCGAAGAGCAAGCAGCAATCATCAGTACATTTGTCAGAATTACTGTGCTGGCCTGGTCTGGAGGGATCTTAACTTTAAACTATGTCGCCATACCTGGCGTACCTCAACAGAAAATAGATCCGACATTTATAGCTTCAGTTTTTACAGGAGTTTTAGCTAGCTTTGGAATTCAGACAGCTAGTAAGAAGGGTGACGGTACTATGAAGATGGACAAGAATGGTAACGCTGTTAATGGTAACGGTGGACCTCCTCCTGTCACAGCAAAAGATATTGAAGCGATCATAGCGAAAGCTGGAAGTGGTGGACCTGTTCAAACTATTAGAGTTGAGCAAGCACCATTGAAGATCACTACTGATGATAAACCTTACAAACTATAATCATGAAATTTAAATTTAACGATATTGCTAACGCAATCAGTGTCATATCAGGAGTATCACTCGCTGGTATTATTGGCGTAGGATCCTATGTCTATCTAAACAAAGATGCTATCATTGATGACATCAAAGATGCAGCAATTGAGTCTGTTGTTGGTGGCATGGGTGCTGGTGCTCTTGGTGGTACTGGTGGTCTTGGAGCACCTGATCTTGCACTTCCTGATGATCAAGCATCTGCACCTCAAGCTGCTCCTCCTGCTGCATTCGGTGGTCTCCCTACACCTAACAGTCCTCTATAATGGACGTAAAGGATATAGCAACCTATGGAACAGCAGTTGCTGTCATAGGTACTGGTACTGTGGTCGGTGGCAATACTGCCATTGACCGCTATACTGGTGGACCTGAAAAAAGAATAGAAGCAGAGAAGACAGAGTTACAACTCATAGTCAGAGAAGAAGTTCGTGCTGCTATTAAAGACGCATGGCCTACTTCTACTGGTAGGGTTAGTGGTATGCAAATACCTAATGCTGATTACAAGCAACAGATACCTAAATGAGTCATCCTAACGGTTACACTAAGGAGATGGTCAAGGAGATCTTAGGATCCTCTTGGCCTACTATGCCTGAAGATCATGAGACTGGTAATCAGATGAGGAGAAGGAAAGGCAATGAGATGAGAGCAGGGATAAGACCTTACCCTACATACCCATCAAAGGAGTCAAGGATTGCAGATACTTCAGGTAAGTTTGATGAGAATGGACAATACATATATCCAGAAGGATCTGGATTCAGTTATGTTCAATGGATTAAAGACCATCCTGACTCAGCCGAAGCAGCATCTAGTACAAAAGTCTCCTGATACATACTATGAATATCTTAAAAGACAGCATTACTTAGCATGTCACATGGAGGAAGACTATGACGATTTATCCATTCTATAGAGTATATGATGAGAACGGTGAGCAGTATTGTGACTGTGGATGGGAGAAACATGCACAAGAACTTATCATTCTTAATCAGACATGTTCTCTTGAAGCTGATAGGAAGGAGTTAACATATAAAAGAATAGATGCTCCTAAACCCATCAACCCTGAAACTGTTGATGTTGGTGTAATTCCTACTGAGGAATTACCAGGACAACAGGGATTACCAAAAGCAGTTGATAGACTTCCTTTTGAACCTGAACTTGAAGAATTACCCGAAAGTCCACTAGAAACATTTATCCCAGGATTCCATGACTAAAGAACATTCTGATGCTTACTACGATTACAAAAGAAATGATCCTGACAGAGAAAATCCTTTTACCGATCCAAAGGATAGAGCAAGAGCAGAAAGAGTTGTATCTGGAATTAGTAAAATGAATGTAGATACCGAAAAGTACCTTGACTTTGTAAAGGGTGTAACAAGTAATGAGAGTTTAGATTATGCTGCTCTTCTTAGTAGAACTAATAAACTTGAGATAGAAGATGACTGTAATGTTCCTCAGTTACTTACTGCTGCTCTGGGACTTACTGCTGAAGCAGGTGAGTTTACTGAGGTGGTTAAAAAGATCATTCTACAAGGTAAACCCTATAATGAAGAGAATGTCTTTCATATGAAGAGAGAATTAGGTGATATCTGTTGGTATCTTGCACAAGCATGTATGGCACTTGATACTACCTTTGATGAAATTATTGAGATGAATGTAGATAAAGTTACAGGCAAGATATCCTGGTGGATCATTTGATGTTCATCATTCAGAAAACCGTGCAGAAGGTGACGTATGAATTACTACGCATTACTAAGTGTTTCAGATAAAACAGGTATTGTTGATTTTGCGGAAGGATTAGTTCGTGCTGGATATCAAATTATATCTAGTGGTGGGACTCATGCTGTTCTTCAAGCAGCAGGTATACCTGTAATGAGGGTGTCTGATTATACTGGTTCACCAGAAATTCTTGATGGAAGAGTAAAGACTTTACATCCAAAAATTCATGGAGGTATTCTTGCACAACGAGATAATTCTAGTCATGATTTAGATCGTAAGGTAAATCGTATAGAACTAATTGATATTGTTGCAGTAAACTTATATCCATTTAAGGAAACAGTTGCTAAACCAGATGTAACTCTTGAAGATGCAATAGAGAATATTGATATTGGTGGTCCTAGTATGGTAAGATCAGCAGCAAAAAATTATAAGAATGTTGCTGTGCTAACTAATCCTAATCAGTATGGTATTTACTTAGATTCAATCAAAGGAAACATATCAATCAAACCTGAAGATTTAAGGAAACAATTTATGAAAGATGCATTCGTACATACTGCAGAGTATGACGCAACAATTAGTACATGGATGGAGGATAACGTATAATGCATTTAATTTTACCTATCATTTGTATTGGTCTGATCTGTTTAGTAATAGTCTATTCAGTACTTCAGAAGTATGACCCTCATTAAACTATGGAGGATATGGAAGTATGCACTGGGTAGTTTCTCTGACGAAAAGACTAAACGATACGACAACCACGTTGTTCTGGTACGTACTTTTATATTCATTTCTTATCTCATCACTAACTGTTTTATTATTAGCGGAGTAATCCGACACTGGAATTAACATGGCACTATCACAACAAGTAGAATCGTCTCTATTAGAGGCACAACAAAGTTTACGTAATGCATTATCATTTGCAGCACGTACTGAAAAACCATACATCGCAAAACATATTGCAGATATGATGTCTAATATTGATAACATCATACATGTAGTTCCTTTATTGGAACAAGTCGAAGAAGGACTTAATGATAGTTTATGAATCTTCTGCAAAACTATATTGACATATACAAATCAGAAGAACCTATTCTATCAGAGAAAGAAATAAACTCTTTACAATGGCAAAAAGGAGAGTGGACAGATGAATCTGGTGCTTCTATACAGTATCAAAATTGTGGATCATCTTTTTGTTATGAACAATCCATATATGATAGACTTACAGGTTGGGCAAGAGATTGTGTAACCACCTATGCATTACAAAGAGAATTTACTATCAATGCAGGAAGTTCTCCTAGATTTAATCGTTACGTTGAAGGTGAATTTATGGAGAAGCATATTGATCACATCTACAGTTGCTTTGATGGGAATCAAAAAGGCATTCCAGTTCTTAGTATAATTGGAATTCTTAATGAAGAATACGAAGGAGGAGATTTAGTATTCTATCTTGATGGTGAAGAATATATACCAAAACTAAAGACGGGAGACACCATAGTGTTCCCGTCTGCTTTTCCTTGGGGGCATGAAGTAAAACCTATTACCTCTGGCACAAGATATACTTGGGTGTCTTGGGCTTGGCGAATAAATATTAGTGGAGACCTGTGTCTGACTAATGGCAAAGAAAAAAC